GGCTGTGCCCCCGCGCTTCGGAGAGCCATCAGCCCTTGGCCAGCCCTTCCCAGGGTCGCCGCGTTCGCTGGCTGCTTCGAGGGGTTGGAGAGCTGCAGCGCAGCATTGAGGCTTTCGGCGTCTGTCTGCGCAGCGAGTGGCGCGCGCCCTGGCGGCGCTGTCATTGCCGCGATCACGGCGTTCTGCGATGCGCTGTGGCCCGCACCAGCGCCGGGGACATGGTTGAGCACGTCGGCCGGCGCGAACTGGCTCGGACGAAACCCCTGGTTCAGAGCAGCGATTGTGCCGGCGTAGATGTTCGCCGGCATGCCTTCGTTGACCGGAATTTTTCGGGTGTCCTCGTCCATCGAGGCGTCGCCATAGGGGTGCAATACCTCCGTCTTGCCATTGGCCGTGTAGGTGTCGGCGCCGCTCGCGGCAGCAGCATCCGCAGCCCGCACAGCTGCAGCGGCATTGGGGCTGAAGCCTGCATATTTGGCATTAGTAGCAGGCGAAAGCATCGCCCCTGGGCGCGGTGCCGTCGTGGGCTCGATGGGCGTGATGTTCTTTTTCTTGGTCTCGTCCGAGCTGATTTGCGGGTTGCTGTCCGTGCTGTGGCTCGCCGTCGAGATATTCTGATAGGGGTTCGTGTTGCTCGCGCTGCCCTGGTTGGTGTCCGCGCCACCAGAATTCGCAGCGGCAGTCGCAGCCGCGCCGAAACCAGTCGCCGCCATGTTCATGTTTGCGGCGTCGTGCGCGTTCGCGTTGTTCTGGTTCGCGATGTTGGTCGCGACCTGGCCCGCGGTCTGCCCCACGTTCGCGTTGAGCTGCGCGAGCTGCATGTTCTGGCCCTGTTGCTGGCCGAACTGGTAGGCGTTTTGCCCGAACTGGTTGGCCTGCATGCCGAGCTGCTGCTGCTGTGAGCCCAGCTGGTTGTAGAGCCCCGTCGTCTGGTTGTTGATGTTCTGCTGATTCTGCGCCAGCTGCGCGTTCTGCAGCTGCACGCCCTCGTTGCCCTGCCTGATGCCGGTCGCCTGGTTTCCAGCCTGCCCCGCGAGCGCGCCGGCTGCTCCGTACTGCTGTCCCGCCGCACCGAGCGCCCCCGCCTGGAATTGGTTGTAGGCGTTCTGCTCCTGGATGCGTGCGTTCGCCGCAGCTTGATTGGTCTGCTGGTTCATCATGGCGTTATTGAACGCGGCCTGCTGCATCGCGGCCTGTCCGCTGCCGAGCGAGCGCCCCGAGCGCGCCGCCGCAAGCTGCTGGTTCATCGCCGAATCGAGACCCTGATGAAGCTGCGCTTCCGCGTAGCTCGGACCCATCGGGCGCGTACCAAGCGCGGTCAGCTGGGAGCCGGTCTGGTTCACGTTTCCGATCGCCGTGTTCGTGCCACCGAGCGCCGCGAGTTGCCGCTGCTTGTCGGCGAGCGCGCTTGTGATTTGCTGGCTCTGGCGGAGTTGCGCCGCATTGCCTACGTCGAAGTTGCCGTTTGCCTGGTTGTAGAGAGCAGCCTCGCGCGCGTTCTGCGCCTGCTGTTGCTGCAAGCCCTCGGCGTACTGTTGCGCCGCCAGCTGATTGGTAAGCTCCGAGCCGTTGCCGGCTGCGAACTGCGCGGACGGTGCCTGGGGTGCCTTATTGTTGCCCCCGAGGCCGCTCAGCAATCCGACCGCGGCGCCGCCAACGGCCCCGGCTGCTGTGCCCCACGGCCCAAAAGCGGAACCGATTGCCGCGCCAGTGCCAGCACCTCCGAGAACCCTGCCTGCGTCTACAGCCATTACGTAATCCTGCTCAGGTCAAAAACCCGTTTGAGGCCCTCACCGCGCTCGTGCTCGATGCTCATCGCGATCAGGGCAAGCCCCTCGCTCGTCGAAGTCTCCTGGATTTGCAGCAGCAAATGCATCGCATCGCGTAGCTCGTGGTTGCCGAGCCAAATCTCAGTCACCGAGTACTGGCCAATCTGGTAATCGCCAGCTGCCAGCGCGAACGTGCGAGAGGCGCTATTGCCGCCGAATTCGGTCAGCTTGAACACGGTCAACGTGCATGCGGAGCGCACCTCTGCCAGCAGTTGGATCTTACTGATCACGCCCTCGGACAGCACGCCAAACGGGCGAATGAACCCAGTGCTGATTTGCGTAACGATCGCGTCGCCCGCGTCGTCGAAGCTGCTGTTGGTCAGCAGCAGCGGATTCGTGCGAGTGAGCAGGTCGGTGAAAACCACCGTCTCCCCGCCGCTCCATTGCCCGACGCCGATAGCAAATCCATTGAAGTAGTCGACCGACCAGGCTTTATTCACCAGGTCGTACACGATGCGATTGAAGCTGAACCCATTCGCATCGGAGCAAATCCAGTGAATGGTCTGCTCGGTTGGCTTGGTGAGCACCGCGCAGCCGCAAATCACCGGGAATGACGCAAGCCTGTCCTGCACAGCATCGCCCGCTGGCACCGGCACCCCGAAGCCGCGGGGCAACATGTAGAGCCCGCGCGAAGTCTGGAAAAAGCAGCCGTCACCCGCGACGATGACCGAGCGCGGCTCGATGCATCCGAGCTCGTACGGCATCCGGGTCAGGCTCCCGAAATCGCCAATCCCCGAATCGTCAGGGCCATCTCCGCTCGCGATGTAGATGCCCTCTGCCGTGAACAGCACCCACACATCCATCCATGCAGTTCCGGTGCACGCTGCGGGCAGCACGATTCGGAATGCGTCGCTATCGGCGAAGCTCGGAGACTGGTCACCCAAGAGCAGCTTGGATGCCTGCACAACGTCAGCTCGCATCTGACCGCCCAGCAATACCCGCTGTCCGCCGACGCAGCCGAACCGCGAAGGAGGGGCCATCACGTTGGGGAGCGTCTGTCCGACCTGCGTGTAGAGCGCCTGCTGCGCGCCGACGATGGCATCGCTGAGCTGGTCGAGAAAGTTCACCGCGCCGACGCCGGAATCGATCACTGCGTCGAGCTGGAAAGATGTGCCGTTCGAGGTTGTGCGGTAAATCTCGATCGAAACGTTCGGGCGCGCGGTCATGCCGAGGCTGAGCACGGTCACGGTGGTCTGGTTCTGGCCGGCGCCCATCGACACCTTGACGGGTGCGGCCGGCGCGGAAACCTCGAATCGCCCGTTGCTGTTGCGGGCCTTGTAGATGGCGGTGTAGTAGTAGTCCGACAGCGGAGTCAGGGCGCCTGCACCGGCAGCGGGCGCAAGCGCGATGATGGTCGGCGCATGCAGAAACCCCTCCTCAGTGGCGCCGCGATCGTCCATTCGAGTCAGCGCGCCCATCGGCAGGAATGCGCTGCTATCCACGTAGAGCGCCTGCAGTGAGCGCCGCGAGGAGATGTCCGTGTAGTGCCTTGCCTGTAGGATGCGGAAGTCGTGACCGCTGTTGATGGCTGACGGCAGCGTGTAGAAAGAAGCCACCGGAATGGCGTAGGCGCCCGATGTGCCGAGCTGCGCTACGGTTGGGACTCCTCGCAAATCGAGCACAGAAAGACCCTGCCCGGTGCTCGCGATGTAGTCCTGCACGGACATTTCGATCGGCGCCGATAGCGTGCCGCTCACGCCAAAGTCAGGCAGCTTGAGCAGCGTCGCGTAGCTGACGGAACCGGTTTCCGTCTTAGTCCATAGGTAGATGTTCGAGCCAATGGCGAGCGGGATTCCAATCGGATACGCGCTATTGACGTCCATCTGATTGGCGCCAGCCACCGCGCCCGCAGTCACATCGCGGAAGCTGAAGGTGCCATAGACGCCACCCACTAAGCTGGAGTTGTATACCGCGCGCACGCCAGCACCCGGAACAAGCGCCATCAGTGGGCGCTTCGCACTCACGATGGTGAGCGTCGCGGTTCCGACCGTGCCTGCCAGGTTCGTGGTGAATACCCGGACCTTCGTCGAAGGCGTCGCGGCGCATGCGTACCCGACGTACACCTCAGCGCCAGCGCCGACGCAGCTGATTTCGGTGAGCGGGTTTCCGGACACGTCGGCGATGGCCTGCGTATTCGTGACGGCCAGCGCGGTGTTGACCAGGTTCACGCTCGATCCTGCCGCTGCCATGGCGACGATGAGCCGGGTCGTGCTGTAGCCGCTCGCATCGTAGACGGCGCCCGCAGCGTTTACGATCGTCGTCTCGCCGCTCCAGGCAGCGCTCACCGAAGCCAGGGTACGCCCGATGATGTTCGTCGTTCCGGCTGTGGTGAGCGCGTATGTCAGGACAAGCGTCGAGCCAACCAGCACGAGCTTCGGATACCGATTCCCGCCAAATCCGGCCGTCGTCGGAACATGGTCATCAACCCGTACGACAGTCTGGTCGCTGGGCTCGGTCGCCACTATGCGGATTTGCTTATCGGTACCCGCGCCCGTCCCGAACTCGACGGCGGTCCACAGATACCCGAATGCGAAGCAGGTCGCGCATGGAGTCGTGGTCTGATTCTGCAGCGAGCGAACAGGCACCGGGAAGAACGAGCTATCCGGTAGCCATCCGCTCGCGGCGCCCGCCACGCGGAGCAATGGTGAGGTGCCGGCGGCATTCAGCGGATTCACGAAGGCGGCCGCGGTCTGGTCGTAGACGCGGCATTGGTCATTGGCGAGCGACCAACACGTGAGCGCGTTCCCCTTGCCTCCGCCCATCGCGCGCATCATTGAGCCAGCTGGGAACCCCGTGGTGCTGAGCGCCGTGTGCCCGAAGCGCTTACCCCAGCGCGAGCTCTTGCGCAGCCGCAGATTCTCCACGCTGCGCAGCTGCGGCAGTGGCACAACGGATAGGTCGATGCCCTCGTTTTGGCCGGCTGTGAACAGCGTGTCGTTGATGTCCGTGCCCGCCATCAGCCCCACCAATCCCGGCCGTCGAAATAGACCCAGTACAGGCCCGCTGCGGCGTATACCTTGGTCGTTGTGGCGTTGATTCTGCGTGCGATGCCCGAGACCATGCCGCTCGGCTTCAGGGTCACGTTGTTGGCGGCAAAGCGCTTCACGATCGCGAGCCAGCCTGGCTCCGGATGCAGCCCGTCAATGGCCAGCGTCACGTTCAGGTTGCCCAAGCTCGAATCGCAAAGCCCGATTTGACCGGATGCGAGCGTTGCCGCGATTGGCGTGCCTGGACCGAATGCCCGTTGAGCGAGCATCGGCAAAAAGCTCGCGCGAATATCCGATGTCTCCTGGTCGACGGCCTCCTGAAATCGGTCGAGCTGTTCGGAGAGCCGGATCGGGTCTTCCGTCTGGAAATTGCCGATCTTTTTCATCCAATCCAGTGCCGATCTCCCGACCAGTCGCTACGCATGCGCTCGGGTTGCACGTCGATGATGCGCGCGGGCGCGTTTGCGGCGCGCTGGTCGGCAATCGTCCGGATGCGTTCGAACTCCTCAGCGTAGAGCTGCTGCAGCTGCGTAGGCGCTTTTTCGGAGGCTGCCTTGTAGTCGATGGCAGCACCGAGAGCGACCAGCTTCTCCCAGCCGTTCACCGAGTCGAACGTGACCACGTCGTCGGCGAGCGCCACGAACGCCGGCACGTAGCGCACCCGCATTGTCGCCGCTGCGGTCGGAGTTGGGAAAAGCTCGATCGTCGAAGCCGAGGCTGCCTGGCTTCCCTTCAGGCGGTATGCCTTCGGCGCCCAGCGCGCCCACTGAGACCAATTCGTGAACTGCGTGCGCTCGAATAGGCTCGTGTCCTGCAGCTGCTCGAACTCCTGCGGCCCCCACTCCAGGTGGGCAGTGAGCAGCTGGTAGTAGGGCGGCGTGAACGCAGAGAATGAGTAGCTCGCGGTGTTCGCGACAAGCGGCACCACTGCGTCTGCGGCGTAGTACTCGTGCCCGCGAGCCATCACGAGCAGGTCGTACAGACTCGCCAGGCGCAGGTTGATCAGCGTGTCGAGCGATGTAGCGTTGGCGGCCGCATCGCTATCGACCAGGAAAGCGTTGGCACCGGATGGGCGCGCATTGGCGAAAACACGGACGAGCGTCCGCAGCTGTGCGCGATTGACCGATGCCATTGGCTTACATTTCCTCTTCGGCTGACTCGTCTTCCTTGTCGTAGCTGGCCATGCAGTCAGACACGAAGCTGCGCAGGGAGAGCTTCAGCGCCTCGGCGTCGTTGTCGTGAATGGCGCTGATGATGTCCTCGGCGCCGCTCACTTCCTCGCTCTTTTCCTCAGCGCTCAAACCCTCGGATGCGGGCGGTTTCCCGCCTTTGCCCTTGGGTTCGAGCGCGAGTAGGAGCGCTGCCTTTGCCGGGCTCGCCATCACACCGCCGCGATGTCCGCGAACACGAGCTTCACGGAGATGGAGTTGTTGGCGTTCGCCGCGGGCGGGTCAGCCACCGCGCCCGCAGCATCCACGAAGAAGACCTGAGCCGTGACCGGCGTGGTCGTCCCGACGTTTGCCACCGCACCCAGGAACACCGCGCGCCCAGCGCCCAGCGCCGCGTTGATTTGCAGCTGGCAAAAGCCGGCCATCAGGCGCACGTAGGTATGCTTCAGCGTGATCGTATACAGGCCTTGCGACGTGCGC